CCTCCTCCTATAACTGAAGTTACCATTATGAATGAGAGAATACTCAAAACATTAGCTATCTTTTGAAACATGATTAAGTTTGCAATTTTAAAAGCACTATCTTTTACAAGTGTGCTTGTATTACTGCTTATTGTAGCCCTATCACCTCTCTACGTCACTATGGGTTTAATGACAAGGCAAATGCACGAAACTAAGCGTTAGGATCTTCTGGATATTGTGTCATATTAAATTTTTCAAAGTTTCCGTCTTTGTCATAAGTTGCACCATATAACGTAACTAAAGCTGCGGTATCTGCACAGTTATCAATCTCTGTTTCTCTAGTAGCACAAGCAGTTCTTACAGCAGTTCGATAAGTTTTTATAGCAGTTGGGATAGCCTTTGATGCTTCTGCTTTGCGTATAACGTACCAATCATATTTAGCTAACAAAGAACCAGCAGTTTCTTTTTCCTGTGCTTTTAATACTGATTTTACACCTAAATTTACGACCTGATTTCCCTTCTCGTCTTTCATTAGATCACCTTTTTTATACTTACCATCTGGATCATCTTCTGAATATGTAGCATTTACATCATCAAGTGCTTTTGCAGTTCCATTACCCCAATAAAATCTTGTGTCATACACTGGATCGTCTGCCTCTTCTGTTATACCAATAGCTTCTTTCTCTGCTTTAGTTGTTAATCTAAGCCAGTTAGCAGGGTATTGAATATCGTTGTGGGTAAAAGCCACATCAACTGCTAATGGTTTGCCGTCTAGTTTAAATGCCATAGTTTTATTCTAGTGTATGCCCGTTTATCTAGCACGAGCATTTTTAAATGGTGATTCTGCAAAACACATATAAACGTATGTGTCTCCACTTTTATTTACATCATTATCCGAACCTCTCAATTTGAAACCATTACTTAAAAAATCCATTCCTAAATTACTACCACCAGAATATGAATCATTTGTATTTGGTCTTAGTCCAATATTAACAGGATTACCATTCATAGTTGTATATCCACTATGTTTTTTGTCTCTTATGACCCAATCTTCTGCACGACTGGTATTTTTCAAAATAATTACAGCTGGTCTAAAACCTGTAAAAACAAAAGGACCATCACTTGATCCGTTACCTGTATATGACCCAAACTTGCTATACCCTGCTACTTCGCTGAAACAGTACATTACATAAGTGCTTCCACTTCCATTCACTGCACTACTAAACCCAATATTTACAACACTACTTGTAGGGTCAGTATTATCCCAAATGTTTGCAGTTGTAAATACTGAATTTGATAAATTAAGTCTTAAGTTTTTTGTATTTCCTATATCTTTATGAAAAACAAACCAATCAGAAGCACCTCCAGTTCTTCTTTTTACTATCACAGAATCTGGCTTAACACCTAAACCATGACCAACAGTTGCATCTGATCTTGTTATGGAAAACCCTGCCGAGGCATTTACTTTGGCTACAGATTGGATTGTTCCATCAAAATTACTTGATCCAAGAGTTGAATTTGTATTAACCTGTCCTCCCATCCCAGAGTGATAATGACAGTAATAATATAAAGTTGGTGCTGATGCTGCGACTACTATTTTTAGTTGTCTTGTAGTAGCTGAAGCATACCCAGATACATAAGCTGATTCAGTAACACTTGCTCCATCTAATAAATAAGTGACTCCAGTATTGTATGAAGATCCTCCTCCATGAGTTCCATTACTTGTTTCAGATAATTTTATTGGATGTGAAGCCATAGAAGAATCAGCACCATCAAAAATATAAGTACCACCTTCTGCAAGATCAAGAGTTACAGCAGACGTTCCAAAATCATCAAATCTATATTTATTACCACCATCAGAAACAACTTTTACTGTATAAGTCTTGCCATCTGTCTCGCCAGCGTTCCAGTTCCATCCAACATAAGTTTCTCCACTTTTATTCGTTTCATGGGCTGGATATGAACCACCACCCTCTGCAAGAGTAAAACCATCACTATTAAAAGAACTAATAGTACCATTAGCAGTTCCAGCTTCAGCATCAGTTTTATTAGAAGCTAATTTTAAATTTGCTCCTCTTACGGCATCTGATAATACATGAGCAGACAAGCCTGCACTTCTTCTTTTTAGCCATACCCAATCAGGTTGAAATTCTAAACCTGAAACAGACTGAGTTCCACCAGCACCTGTATAAAGCAAAGTATCAAAATGTTTATTAGGTAGCAGTATTGTTGGGTCGGGTAAGTTTGCTGAATTTAATGCCTTATGTCCTGTTGGTATGCTATGTGTGAATGCTCTTTGCCCAAAATTTACAGAGACACTAGAAGTATTACTTGATGAACCATCACCAAAAATAGGAAAATAAGTAGCAGAAGGTAAACTGCTTTGTAGAACACCGACAGAAGAACCATCATTAGCGTAAAAAGTTAAAGTTCCACTATCAAGGTCTAAAGCTAAACCTATAGTTTGCCCTGCTGTAAATGCAGTTCCATAGCTTGCACTTGAACCATTATAATATTTTTCACTGTTTGAGGTAAAAGAATACCAGCCGTATGTACCAGATTGATGTCCAATAAAAGTATTGTTATTAGCATAATCTGTCGTATTGCCTATTCCAATCATTAACCCTGCTGCTAAATTATTAACAGTTGTTTCCCAGTACCATTTACCAGAAGAAACACCAAATGAACCTAGAAATCTCCTTCCAGAATTTGTTCCTGTTACATGATCCAAGTTTCCATTAGAAAATGTACCACCAAATGACAAAGGATTTAAAGTACAGAAATTATTAGTTGGGCTATCTTCTAAAGAGTCATTACCAGCACCAGCACTTACAGAAAAATTATTTGGTGTGAAGTTGTTGCCATTACCGCTTGAATCTTTACCTAGTGTTGTTGCAGTCGTTCCAGAATTATCTGAAAAATTTAAATAATGACCATTTGTTCCATAACTTCCTGTATATTTTATAGGATTCCATTGACCAGTAGTGGCATCTGTTTCCCCGAAGGATGCTGGTGTTAATGCTTGTCCATCAATAGCATTATATTCCGCAATATAACCATTCCATCCAGCATAATAACTTCCACCACCATCCGATGCACCGATTCTAACATTACTGTAAAGCCATAGACTATCATAATTTTGACTTGGGTAATTAGCTGTACTAAAAGATGTCTCTTGAATACCATTAATATATACTTTTACTCGATCTGATGCTGTTGATTGTGTTGTATCAATTGCAACTACTATATGATACCAAGCACTAAAATCTTTAAAAACTCTAGAAGTAACAAGTGACCATGCCGTACTATTATTTACTTCATTATTAATACTTAAATTAACATCACTATTAACGAATCTTAAGCCACTATTAGATTGACTACCTCCTGAGCCAGAGTAACCGTATGTAATTAAACCAGTTTCTGATGCTGAAAGAGAACTTCTTTTAAACCAAAGAGAAACAGTTAATATTTTTCTATTTGTCGGACTTGTTCCTAAACTTGTATTTGTTACTTCTGTTTGATCTGTAGTATTAAACCTTAAACTACGTTCTACTTGGTACGCTTTCTTTCCTGCTAAAAAGAAAGGTGATGGACTTCCTAAACTGCTCATCAGCTAAAGTTTCCGACAAACTGTGCAGAAATTTTAGTAGATGATCTAATGATGTAAACAATCATATCAACTTGACCAGCAGTAGTAGATAAAACAGGAGGAGTTCCTCCATCTGGGAAATCCCAGTAAGTATCGAAAGAAAGTAAATGACTGCCACCAGCCCCCTGTGTTATGAATAAAACACCAGATTGTCCAGCAGCCATAGTTGTAGGATTTTTTAATTCACTAGCACCTGTTAAAGTCATGGAAAAATTGTTTCCATCCCCAAAATCTAAGGTAATATCTCCTGATAAATTTGTTCCTTGAGGATGAATAGCTCCAATAGTCCCTTTTGTAGTAACTCTTCCCTTACCACCAGACGTTCCACCGTTATCAAAAACAAGGGTATTGATCCCACTTGTCTCATGCTTTATGTTGGCAACTTTTAATGTACTCATGGTTTTGGATACTTGTCTTTAATAGCTTTGATTGTAGCTTTCCAGCCATCTATTCCATTATGGTATATATCGTCTAATTGACTAGCATAATCAGGATATTCTGCCCTTCTTTTAGATTTATAACTATCATTTTCTAAATCCCAAGCATCTTGTAATGCTTTCAATCCATCTGTGCATTGTTTTTCGGTTGGTTTAGAACCTCCATCATGCACTATTAAGTTTGCATAAATTTTATTTTTTGAATCAGACCAACCAAACCATTGACCACCTCTAAATGTAATCAAATAATCTTCTATGTGATCTGCTCTTCCATCAAGTCTCATTATGTATCTCCCAAACGAATAACTTCAACGTATGTATAATTATGCCCTGAACTACCTGTAAAAGAAATATTTCCATAATTAGCATCTTTATAAACAAGTAACTTAAATTTAACATTACTTGTATCAGTAACATCAAACGTTGCACCTACATGAACATTATGATACCTTACTGCACTGAGATCATCGGATTGACTTGAATATGCGTCTGTTCTGTAGTCTATAGAGCTAAAATTATTAGCTGTTCCTTGTATAGATAATCCTCCATAAGGTACATTAATTCCAGATTGTACGTTTATCATTGAATGAAATTTAACCATATAAATACCTGTAGTTGGAAAACTAAAAACACCACTAGAAGGTAAGCTCCAACCAGAACCTAAATTACCAGCAGAAGCATTATCTTCATATTCCCAGTTAGCTGTCAAAGTGGCACTACCAGAAGTTAATAAAAAAGTTGAAGTTATCCTATAAATTCTTGCGTGTGTTATTCCAGCAGAAACAGCACTAAATGACAAATTTCCCGACCCATCAGTTTTCATAAACTGACCATCCGATCCATCAGCATTTGGCAGCTTAAATGCTACGTCATTTGCGTTTGGTTCTGTTGTAGGAGAGTTGAGTGAAACAACATTACCGCCTGAGTGTTTGAGTGATATTTTGCTCATAATTAGCTAGGCTTTGGGTAATCTGATTTTATTTTAGCAATACCATCTTTCCATGTCGTTGTTCCATTAACACTATCCCAATATTGTTGATCCATTTGTGTTTGCCAATCAGGATATTCTGCTTGTCTCTTTTGTTTATATTCATTAGCATTTTTCCATGCTGTATAAGCTGCATTAAGTTCATCATCTGTAGGTTGTGAATCTTTATTAGCAGAATCCCATTCAATTATTTTATGGGGTGTGCAATTTTGATCTAATCTATAACGATTAGCATTTTTACCAAGTTGCAGTAAAGCTAAATTGATGTCTGTATCGGAATTAATTGCCATTACTATGCCTCCTTAAATATTTTTACAATAAGATAAATTACACCAGCAGAAACCCCTGATCCTGTCCAATTTAAACCACTAGATGTTCCAGATCCAAAACCAAAACTAGTACGGGTAGTGTGAGCTCTATGCTGTATTTCAAAAACTTTATTTCCAGTTATAGAAATTCTTGCAGCACCATCTGAATTATCGTGAACTGCTCCTGCAGTAGAATTACTATATCCAGCACGACCTACTGCTATGATTGACGAATCAGTTACATTATAAAGTCTTGATTGATGTGACATAACTGCATATCCAGTAGGAACCCATTCAATTAAATAATTTCCAGTTCCTAAAGTAAATTGATTACTTGAAATAGAAACGATACTATCTTCATCCGTAATTTCTGTATTTAAATCTCTTGTTCTCCAAGCTCCAGATGTAAATGTACCACCATCGGCATTATTTTCTTTTATATCTGCAATGATTGCATAACTAGCAAATTTACCACCAATACCACTTGCTTTAGCTGGAGTTACTGCATTAGCTGCAAGCATATCGGTATCAACAATACCGTCAGGTAGTCCTCCTACTGTGACTCCTGTAATAGTTCCGTTTCCGTTAATTGCTATTGGCATAACTATAAGATAACAAGGGTTGCGTTGTTTGGCACGACTATTTCTTTGCCCGCATTAATTGTAGGCGATACTGTCATCGCATTTTTTCCAGCAGATAAAGTATAGTCCTCTGTAACATTTTGACCTGTTTCAACAAATACCTGATCTGTTCCTCCTCCAGTAGCTCCAGCACCTCCACCAATCTCTCCCCAACCTGTATTCTTATATCCTTCAAATCTATTTTGAGTTGAGTTATATCTTAACTGTCCTATAGCTGCTGCTGGTTGACCAGACTGCCCAGGTTGCTGTGAGTCATTACCAACTGGGATCTTCAAGAACCCGTTTGAGTTCATGGTTACATCACCTGTCATCGTAGGTGTTGCTGAATTAACCAACCCTAAATTTGCCTGAGTTATATTTCCAATAGTTGTAAAAGTACCCGTTCCAGAGCTAACAGCAGTACAAATTTTCAATAAATTAGTTGACGAATCTATATGTGGTTGAAACTGAACTACATTTCCTACTCCAGAAGGATCACCACTTGCTGAATTTATTGTTCTTAATGCTGTAAAAATATCATTTATCCCTGCACGAACCGCAGCACCCGTTCCATTGGCTACATTAAAATTATTATTCGTTTCTTTAGTTGTACTATTGACTCTTGCCATTTTTACAATATTTTATTTTATTTTATCACCCCTTACCAAATCCGACAGCTTGATAGGTGAAATTTCTATCAACCGAAGCATTTGATGAATTTTTAAAATGAACAGTAAATCCAGTACCGCTAATATTAGATAATTCAAAGAAATCTCCAGAAGCCATATTCTGTGCAGTTATACCAATTGAAGGTAAATTTGAATTTACACCACCGATAGCAGAAGTTCCCGTAAAGAAAGGATGATCAAATGTAATCGTTTTCGCAGCAGCATTATTATTTGAATCAACACTTCTTTCGGTTGAAGTGCTCTGTTCAGTTCTTCTCTGGAACGATGCTGTATAACCTAACTGAAATACTCTTATGTCTTGGTCAGGATCATCACTTGTTAAGTTCACTTTAAATTTAAAACCTCTGCCTTTATATGTTCCGTTGGCAAAAGTTTGAAATGGAGTATATGTAGGCGATCCAGAAGTGGGATCATCTTGTGTGACTGCAACCAACATTTCCGCATTTACCTTAGTAGCAGTAGCACCATCAAAATCAACTCTTGCATCTACATCAGAAATCGAATCAAACAAATCAGAAGGGAAAAATGCTTCTGTTAAGAAATGACGTTTTAAATCAAGGCTGAATACACTTCCCAAGTCTAAGAAAGCTGTACCAGGAGCACCGCCAAATTCATAGTTACCTAACGGTGCAATACCTCCAATATCATCTAAAGAACCAACAGCATCAAAATCTGCAATACTATCAAACTCTCCAATACCAGATAGATTTAAAGAATTAGTAGTAGCATCAAA